TGGGTAATAGGAAAACATGAGCTCGGTTAGAAATATTTCAATGGCAAAAAAAATAAACGCAGGAGACTTGCGGCATAGAATCACCTTCCAACAAGAGGAAAAAATAGAGGATGGATATAAAGGTTACGCAGTAACATGGAAAGACAAGATTTCAACCTGGGCTTTGATAGAACCCCTAACTGGACGTGAATATTTCTATGCTCACCAAATCACAAATGAAGTCTCTCACCGAATAATTATTAGGTACAGACAAGACGTAACGGCTTCTATGAGAATCAAATATAAAAATCGGATATTCAACATCGAATCGATGATTGACTTAGAAGAGCGGCATATGTTTTTAGAGTTTTTGTGTAGAGAGATAAAATGAAAATCAAAATAGAGCTCAAAGGCGACGGCGAACTTAGGGCAACCATCGCCAAAATGTCTAAGGAAATAGCCGATGAGGTTAAGCGTGAAACTTATGCTTCTGGTCTAGAGGTGCAGAAAAGAGCAAAGGAGAGGCTCAGGGAATTTAGCGCTTGGGATACTGGGAATCTAGCGAATTCGATTTTGGTGGATATGGTGGATGACGGTAAAAATGCTGAAATAGGGCCTGTTGCTCCTTATGGGCCTTATGTAGAATACGGAACTAGGCCTCATTTCCCCCCTCCAGACGCACTTGAGGGTTGGGCGAAAAGACACGGGTTTGATTCTACTTGGCCGATTTGCTTGGCGATACAGCGTCGTGGAATAAGGCCGAGGCCATATCTTTTCCCAGCTTATGAGGACGTAATCAAAGATTTTTTAGAACGAATTAAAAAGATTTTGGAGAAAAAATGAGGAATCCGTCGCTAGCGCTTCACAAAGCGATTATTGATAGGTTGGAGTATGCCACTGCTTATAAGATTTTTGATGATTTGCCAGAGAATGAAGATTTTCCCTATATCGTAGTAGGTGAAATTTCAGCACGGAATTGGTCTTCAAAATTCGAGAATGGGCAAGAGATAACGGTAACTCTTCATATTTGGTCTCAATATAGGGGAAGAAAAGAGACGGATATTATTGCAAACGAAATAGAACAAGCTTTGACATCTAGTGATCTAGAGCTCGGGAATTCTTTTTTAGGAAGTTTTCAAAAATTTGAATCTTATGACTTAATTATTGATATGGATGGAATTACGAGGCATGGCATAATCAAAATGCGGTATTTAATTGAGGAACTATGAGAGCTTACAAGAGAGGGTCTGAACATAGCGTTTTGCTGAATTTGAAATTGAGGCTTTTTATGCAGAAAAACGAAGATAAAAAGCAGACGGCCAGGCCTTCTCTTGTTTACATAGATTCCCCAAAAGGGATATTTCAAAAGGAGGTTAAAAAATGGCAAAAGTAAAAGGAAAATCTGTTTACGTCTCGGTGTGGGTAACAGATCAGTACGTCAAAGTCGGAGGCCAAAAGGACGCCACAATATCTTTTTCTCAAGATCCTATAGAAACCACTGATAAGGATTCTTTGGGCTGGAAGGAAAAAGAACTTGGAAACCGTGAGATGACAATTGAATTTGATGCTTTTCTCATTGAAGATAATGAAGGATGGCTCGAGCTCAAGAAGGGACTTGTCAACCTGGCTGGAGATCATCAGAAATGCAAGTGCCAAATCGATACCCCCGCCTATAGATACTACGGTGATTTTGTGATGACTGGCCTAAGCATAGCGGGGCCTATCGATGATATGAGCACGGTTTCTTTCTCTTTGGTATCCGACGGCGCAATTACTGAAGAGGCAAAGTAATTAAAATCTAAGAAATGGAGGTTTAAAATGGCGGAGCTAACTGTAAAAAAGGTTACTTTAGCTGGTTTAGATCCGAATGATCCGCCCTATTCATCTTGTTCGGAAGATGGAGACACCGTGATAAACAGCGGTTATATATTTCTGCACGTAAAGAATGAACATACAGAAGATTGGGTAGTAACGGTGAACTCTATTACCCCTTGTAATCAGGGATATGATCATGATGCGGTTGTTTCAGTGCCAGCAGGGGAAGAGCGGATGATAGGGCCTTTCGAACGGGGGCGGTTCAATGATGCAAGCGGCAAGTTGACAATTACATATAGCGGCGTTACGAATCTCAAAATAGCAGCTATTGAAGTAAAACCTTGATTAGTTTTCTAAAATTGAATCTATATGGAGGTTAAATTATGAATAGGGAATATATTCTTGATCTTGATAAGCCGCGGGAACTCCGATTCGGATTTAAGGCGCTCAGAATGATCCGTCAGAAATTTGGTGACAAGAATCTAGATCAATTAATGAACATGAAAATTGATGAAATTCCAGCCTTAGTTTATGCTGGCCTTAAGTGGCAAGACAGCACGTTAACAGAAGAACGAGTAGAAAGTTTACTTGATGAAGCTATCCCTCAAAAATACAGCATCATGGAAATAATCCAAATCATTACGAGCGCCTTGACTGCACATCTGGGTGTCGACCTAAAAAAAGTCAAGACCGGTGTTCCGACATTGAAAGTGAAGGCAGAGGAGGTTGTAACAGAGAATCCCACAATGGAAACAGAGGTGGCCAACGAAGAGCTGGCGATGAAACCGATTTCTTCGAGGAGGCAAAAAAAGCAGCCCTAATTATTGGGCTTTCTCATTCTGAGCTAGATGACCTCACCATTGCCGAACTCAATGAACGGATCACCGGGTATGTGGAAAGAGAAAATAGGTATTGGCAGCGCATGGCAAAAATTGCTGCGTGGATATGTTCTATTTTAGCTCGGAAGAGAATTAAGCCAAGGGATATACTACCCGAGGCATTTCCAACAGCCCAGAAAATCATGACGCCAGAGGAAAAACAACGTGAACTTGAAGAAATAAGAAAAGAAGTAGGGTTATAATGACCGTAAAAAGTCTTCTCGTCAAACTCGGTGTTGATACCGCCGAGATGGAGGCGGGCTTCAAAAAAGCAGACGGCCTCATAGCAAGGCATAAAGAACAATTTCTAAAAGCTGGAATAGCCATCTCTGCAGCCGGGTCCGCCATCACCGGGGCTATAACGGGTATGGTTGTAAGCTATACCAAGGCCGGGGATGAAATTTATAAGATGGCCTTGCGTACTGGAATTTCAACCGAGGCTCTATCTGAGCTCAAATACGCAGCACAAATAAGCGGAGCAAGCCTCGATACGCTGGAAATAGCTGTCAAGAAGATGCAGAAAAGCATCGGAGAGGGTGCTGCGGGGGTGGATTCGTATATCGATGCCTTTAATAAAATCGGCCTTACCGTAGAAGATCTTATTAACCTAAGTCCTGAAGAACAATTCATGAAAATTGGGGCGGCTATAGCATCTATTGAAGATCCCACTTTGAGAGCTGCATCAGCCCAAGAAATATTTGGAAGGACTGGTACTCAATTGCTCCCCCTTTTTTCCTTGGGTGCAGAGGGCATGGAACAATTGAGGCAAAAGGCAAGAGAGCTCGGCCTATCAATGGACGAGGAGACGGCAAAAAAAGCAGCTAATCTGAATGATTCACTCGAAACGCTTAAAGGAGCATTTCAAGGAGTAGCCATTAACATCGGGGCTCAGCTTGCTCCGATGATTACAAGTCTTGCCGAAATAATTAGTAATGTCATTAGTAAAGTACGTGCTTGGATGGAGGCGCACCCGGGATTAACCAGCGTTATCCTTAAAGTCGTGGGGGCTATCGGTGCTTTAGCTGCCGTTTTAGGTCCTATTTTAATTATGCTTCCAGCGTTAGCCGCCGGGTTTAACATCTTGCTTGGACCTGTAGGGCTTGTGGCTGCGGCGATTGCTGGGCTTGCAGCCCTAGCAGTTCTTATCATTTCTAATTGGGAACCTATAAAGGATTTTTTCGCTTCGCTCTGGGAAAAAATCAAAAATATTTTTATGACGGCGCTAAATGCTATCAAGGATTTCCTCAAATTTTTTATTGTGGGATATATAGATATTTACATCACATCATTTGAAAAATTAGCAGAAGTAATAAAAGGAGCTTGGGAAGTGATTAAAAATATTTTCTCTACGGCGCTCAATGCTATCAAAGATTTCTTAGAGTTCTTTATAGGAAATTACATTCAAATTTATATTATAGCTTTTGAAAAATTGGCTGCTATTATAAAAGGAGCTTGGGAAATAATCGTAAAATTCTTTACAGGCGCATATACTACAATATCAGAAGGTGCTACTTTATTTATCGAAAATTTCAAAACGTTTTTTTCTAGCTTTCTTGAGAATGTGAAAGAATTAGCATCTGGTGCATGGAAAGCCATAACGGGATTTTTTACTAGAGCCTTCAATTCAATAAAAGAATCTTTAAACAAATTTATTTCGGATTTTATAGCCTTTTTTACAGGATTTGCCGAGGCTCTCTTTAGACTTGTAACTGATATGATAAATAAGATAATCGAAAAATTTACCGGTATGTTTCAAAAAGTGAAGGAAATTATAGGTAAACTTAAGGAAGCTACAGTTGGAATTTTCAAAGATTTAAAAGAAAAAATAGTTGGCCATTCGATCATTCCCGATATGTGTGCCGATATTATCAGGGCCATTCAAACGATGAAAAATGCTGGAATAGAGGAATTCAATGAATTTGCAGAAGGTGGGAAAAAAGCGATAGAGAGTCTAGATTCAGCATCTCAGACCGGATTTGGAAATATCAATAAATATGTAGATGCTATGGTTAATGAGGTGGGCTCTGCCTTTACTAGTATTTCTGGATCTTTAAGAGAATCGGGAAGAGCTATATTGAAAACGCTTCAAGGTCAAGCCATAGCCTATATCATCACTAAAGTTATGGCTGCCCTTCCCTTTCCCTTCAATTTAGCGGCCGTCGCCGGTGCGATTGCTGCCGTAAAAGCACTTTTTAGCACGATTCAACTTGGAGAAGGGGGGCTCGTTACCAAACCTACCTTTGCCATAGTAGGCGAACGCGGGCCAGAAATAGTTATCCCCTTAAAAAAACTTGGGCAAATTGGAATGAGTGCAGCTCCTGTTAGTGTG